GGCATACCGCTGCCCAACGGCAAAAGTGCTGGGGAGTGCAAAACTCACAGGATACCGGCTGTTATTCAGAGGAGGGAATGGCGGCGCAGTAGCGACAATAGAAAAACAAAAAGGTGAAAGTGTACCGGTACTGCTTTGGAGAATCATGCCTAATGATGAGGAAGCGCTGGACCGATATGAAGGTTATCCGCATCTATACAGGAAAGAAACGGTTAAGGTGCGTTTCAAAGGGCAGTGGGTGTCCGCAATGGTGTATATCATGAATGAAGGCAGACCACTGGGAGCACCGAGTCGTTACTATTACGAGGTGATTCGGCACGGATATATAGACGCGGGTTTTGATATTTCAGTTCTCAATAAAGCGGTACGCGATTCAGTTTCAGCGGCAGAGAAGTCTGAGGTGTAGGACATGGGAAACGAAAATCTGATAACTGATAAGATTTACCGGCAGATAATTGTCATACGGGACAGCGGTGCCTGCAATATGTTTGACTTGCCAAGAGTGCAGGAGGAGGCATATAAAAAGGGTTTTTATGAATTGGTGGTATTTCTTAATGAACATAAGAAAGAATATGCCGAGTTTATCCTGATAGGCAAACGATAACGTTAATAACGTAACAGGCTTCATAGAAATCCACTAATGAGAGGAACTTCATCCATGAGGTTCCTTTTTTCTTGTTCAATTTTAGAAAGGAGGCGGCAAAGCTGCGGAAGTTAAAACGGTATAAACCAACAAAGTTTATGACCGAAGGTTCTCGATACGACAAGGAAGCGGCGGATGCCGCTGTTACTTTTATAAACTGTTTGAAGCATACCAAGGGTGAATGGTATGGGATGCCTTTTGAACTCATTGACTGGCAGGAGCAGATCGTCCGGGATATATTCGGCGTCTTGAAACCGAACGGATACCGGCAGTTCAACACCGCCTATGTGGAAATTCCAAAAAAACAGGGTAAAAGCGAACTTGCAGCGGCAATTGCTTTATACCTTACCTGCGGTGATTTCGAGCATGGTGGCGAGGTTTACGGGTGTGCATCTGACCGTCAGCAAGCATCCATCGTTTTCGATGTTGCGGTAGATATGGTGGAACAGTGTCCGGCATTAAAGTCTCGAATTAAACCAATGCTGTCGCAGAAGCGGCTGGTATATAAACCGTTAGGCAGTTTTTATCAGGTGCTTTCAGCGGAGGCATACACGAAGCATGGTTTAAATGTCCATGGTGTGGTATTTGATGAACTTCATGCTCAGCCAAATCGGGAACTATATGATGTAATGCTACACGGATCTGGCGATGCAAGAAAACAGCCGCTGTTTTTCCTTATTACAACTGCTGGCACCGACCGCAATTCCATCTGCTGGGAGGTGCATCAAAAAGCTGAGGATATTTTGCAGGGGCGTAAGATAGATCCGACTTTTTACCCTGTTATCTACAGCGCAGCTGATACCGACGACTGGACAAGTGAAAAGGTGTGGAGAAAGGTTAATCCGTCACTGGGCATTACAGTTGACATCGAAAAACTGAGGGTAGCTTGTGAAAATGCCAAGCAAAACCCTGCAGAGGAAAATTTATTCCGTCAGCTCCGCTTAAATCAGTGGGTGAAACAATCGGTGCGCTGGATGCCAATGGATAAATGGGATAAGTGTGCATTTCCTGTTGATGCGGAAAAACTACGCGGCAGAACCTGTTACGGAGGGCTTGACCTGTCATCTACTACCGATATTACAGCATTTGTACTGGTGTTTCCACCGCTTGATGAATCGGACAAATATCAGATACTGCCTTTTTTCTGGATACCGGAGGAGAATATTGATCAGCGTGTTCGGCGGGATCATGTACCATACGATGTCTGGGAGCGGCAGGGCTTTTTATATACCACCGAGGGTAACGTGGTGCATTACGGTTTTATCGAAACCTTTATTGAGGAGCTCGGAATGAAATATAACATTAAGGAAATAGCCTTTGACCGCTGGGGCGCAATTCAGATGACGCAAAACCTCGAGGCTTTGGGCTTTACAGTTGTTCCCTTCGGTCAGGGTTTCAAGGATATGTCACCGCCTACAAAAGAGTTGATGAAGCTGACATTGGAAGAACGCATCTCCCATGGTGGTAATCCAGTACTGCGCTGGATGATGGACAATATCTATGTCAAAACCGATCCCGCCGGAAACATAAAGCCAGATAAAGAAAAGTCCACCGAGAGAATAGATGGTGCGGTAGCGTTAATTATGGCGCTTGACCGCGCATTAAGGCATGGAGGAGATGACCGCAACGGATCAATTTATGATGAAAGGGGGCTGCTGATCATATGAGTGTATTTTCCCGCTTGTTCAAAGCAAGGGATAAGCCGAAAAACAGCCTGTTTGGCAACGCATACAGCTTTTTCTTTGGTGGTACATCCAGCGGAAAGACTGTCAATGAGCGGACAGCCATGCAGACAACTGCAGTATATGCCTGTGTAAGGATACTTGCAGAAGCCATCGCCGGGCTTCCGCTTCATGTATACCGGTACAAAGAAGACGGTGGCAAAGAAAAAGCGCTGACCCACCCGCTGTATTACTTGCTCCATGACGAGCCAAACCCTGAGATGACTTCATTCGTGTTCCGGGAAACACTGATGAGTCATCTTCTTTTGTGGGGAAATGCTTACGCTCAGATTATCAGGGACGGTACCGGACGAGTGCTGGCGCTTTATCCCCTTTTGCCAAACAAGATGACGGTAGACAGGGCTCCTAACGGAGAGCTGTTTTACACTTACCGACGCGATAGCGATGAGAGCAGGGTAAATCCGAAGGCTGGACTGGTGTACCTGCGAAGTCACGAGGTGCTTCACATCCCGGGACTCGGTTTTGACGGGCTGATCGGATACTCTCCTATTGCTATGGCCAAGAACGCCATAGGCATGGCTATTGCCTGTGAAGAGTACGGTGCATCCTTTTTTGCCAACGGTGCAAATCCCGGCGGTGTGTTGGAACACCCCGGAGTATTAAAAGATCCGGCAAAGGTGCGTGAAAGCTGGAACGCTGTCTATCAAGGAAGTGCTAATGCTCACCGCATTGCAGTTCTGGAAGAGGGTATGAAGTTTCAGCCAATCGGTATTCCACCCGAACAGGCGCAGTTTCTTGAGACAAGGAAATTCCAGATAAACGAGATTGCCCGGATATTCCGCGTGCCTCCCCATATGGTAGGAGATCTTGAAAAGTCAAGCTTTTCAAACATCGAGCAGCAGTCTCTGGAATTTGTCAAATACACGCTTGACCCGTGGGTAGTGCGCTGGGAACAGGCTCTACAAAAAGCACTGCTTTTACCGTCAGAGAAGCGGACATATTTTGTCAAATTCAATGTAGACGGCCTTCTGCGCGGTGACTATGCAAGCCGCATGAACGGCTATGCTGTAGCTCGTCAGAACGGCTGGATGAGCGCAAACGATATCCGCGAACTTGAGGACATGAACCGGATCCCAGCGGAGTTGGGCGGTGATCTGTATCTTGTCAACGGTAACATGACCAAGCTTGCCGATGCAGGTGCATTTGCAGGCAAAACCAATGCTGAAACGGAGGGATCAAAAGATGAACAAATCACAAAAACCAAAATCGGTTCGCCGCTTCTGGAACTGGATACAAAACGATGATGGCAGCCGGACATTATATATTGACGGACCAATAGCCGAAGAAAGCTGGCTGGGAGACGAAGTAACTCCCAAACAGTTCAAATCAGAGCTGTTGTCCGGAGAGGGTGATATAACGATCTGGATCAACAGCCCGGGCGGCGATATATTTGCAGCCAATCAAATTTATAACATGCTGATGGATTACAAAGGAAAAGTAACGGTAAAGATTGACGGTATTGCGGCCAGCGCCGCTTCGGTCATAGCCATGGCCGGAGGTGATGTCTTTATGTCACCTGTCAGCATGATGATGATTCACAACCCAATGACAATAGCCATCGGCGATACAGAGGAAATGGAAAAAGCTATCGCAATGCTGGAGGAAATAAAGGAATCCATCATCAACGCTTATGAGCTGAAAACCGGACTTTCCCGGGCAAAAATATCGCACCTTATGGATGCGGAAAGCTGGTTTAACGCAAGAAAAGCGGTGGAACTTGGCTTTGCCGATGGCATCTTATTTATGGAGGATGAGTCATTTCCATCCGAATTTGAAGTATCAGGAGGAATGATTTTCAGCAGGCAGGCAGTAACAAATTCCATCCTGCAAAAGCTTAAATCCAAAGAAAAACCAAAAGGAACCCCGATTGAGTCGCTTGAAAAGCGGCTTTTTTTATTAAAACCATAAGGAGGATTTGATTATGAGCAAAATACTGGAACTGCGTGAGAAACGCGCGAAAGTATGGGAAGCTGCTAAGGCTTTTCTCGACAGCAAACGCGGGAACGACGGGCTGCTTTCACCGGAGGACACC